AACCCAATTTTCGGTTGGAAAGTGTCCTGACCAACAGCTCTTACCATTTGTAGAGGTACATATGGGCAGTAGAATATACCAGCGTCATATGGTGAAGTACCTTTGTAACCTACAACAAAGTATTGAGCAGCAGCGTTATTAGCACTATATGGATCAATGTACACTTTGTACTTACCGTTTAATACACCAGCAAAAGTATTACCTGTGTCGTCAACGTTTAGGTTATTGTTAAGAGCAGGTGTGTAGTCTAACACGCCAGCCATTTGAAGTGCAGAAGCGACATCTGAAGAACAGATAATCATATTTCCTCTACCTCTTCTTGTTCTTTGAGCGATAACGTTTGCTTCTCTCTCAACTTGGAACATTAAGCCTTTGAATCTCTCAACAGACCATCTGCCGTTTGAGTCAGTATCTAAATCAAAGATACCAGCAGCAGTTGTGTTGATAGCACTAACAGCACCAATGTGAGTTGATGAGTTGTCAGATGCACCGATTTCAGCGTTGATGTAAATTGTTCTTACAACTTCTCTATTGATTTCCGCAAGGATTTCAGCAGATAGGATGTTAGCCAATTCTGTTTCAGCGTCTAAACCGTGGATTGCTTTAAGGTCTTGTGCAAGTTCCATTGTGTACTCAGCCTTTAACGCTCTTGATCTAGCAGTAACAGTTGATTTCTCAATTGAGAATGCCATTTCAGCAAAAGCATTACCCGCAGCATCACCAAGTGATTCTGCAGCAGCAGTTGTCATACCAGTACCAGTTGTGTAACCAGTTGAAGTACCGATTGAATCGTTAAGTACCGCTGGGTTTGAACCTGTCTGAGCAGATGATGTGAAACCATCTACGTTTGAACTTGCAGCGTTTGATCCTGAAAATTCAGTATCCGCTTCGTTAAATAAAGCTTCAGTTCCTGATTGACTTGCATATCTGCTTCTCATAGCAAATATTAAGCCAGTAGGGCCAGACATAGGTTGAACGCCTGCGATATCGTAAGCGATCAAGTTTGGCATAGCTCTTCTAACTAACGAGATAAGAATTGGATTCCAGTTTTGAATTGAAGCACCAGTAGCGTTTGATGGAGCAGCTTCACTTAAAAATGCAGCGTCCTCTCTCAAACTTCTCTCTTGGTTCTCCAAGATTACAGATGTAACGGCTCTTTTGTATGAATCTTTGATCTCTGGAAGATCAGGATGATCCAATACAGGCTGCCATTTCTGTTGTTGTTGTTCTGATAAAAACATTGTTCTATCTCTCCTTTTTTAGTTAATTAACTAATCCTTACTTTTTAGTGTATGGATTTTTGTTTGTTTTACTAATAGCAGCGGTATATGCAGCCATCGACTCACTTAAATTAGAGTAATCTGGTTTATCCGCTACATCATTAGATTCTTCACTCGTTGCTTTCTTTCTTGGAAAGTATGATTCTTTTACAGTTTCTACTTTCTTTCTGAAATCAGCAGCGTCTTTATATTCAATATTTTCTGCTAAACCTTTAAACTTTTCTTTTTCAGTTTCAGCAAGATCAGATCCTACATCTTGTAGTATATCTTCTCTAGCAAATTCACCGATTTTAGAATTTAGTTCAACGTTTTGTTCAACTGATTCGTTAAGTTTATTTTTTAACTCCTCAATTTCTGCAGCTTGTTCATCAATCACATTGTATTTGTCCGCTGGGACATCAATGTAGTGTGATTCAAATAAAGATTTAAGACCACCGATAAAATCTTCAGTAATCTCATTTCTTAAGCCTTTTTCTATTGCCAATTCGTTTTCTTTCATCCACTCCTCGACAACATAGTTTAGATAAGCGTCAACTTTGTCAACGATTTCTTCTTTAACTTCAGAAACTTTTTCGTCAACTTTAGTTTCGTATTCGCTTTCTAATTTCTCAATTTCTTCGACAAGTTTTGCTTTAACAGCAGACTCGAAAATTGTAGCAGCTTTTGCTTTGAATTCCTCAGAAAGGTCTTCACCGTCAGTTAGAGCATTTACATCTTCTTTCATGTCCATGTCTTTAACTTTATCTTTAGCTGTTTCTTTTTTCATTTCTTTTTCTTTATCTTCAGATTCAGAAACTTCTTTTTCTTTCTTGTCTTCCTTGTCTTCCGCTTCAGACATTTCTTTTTCGTCTTTTTTCTTGTCTTCTTTGTCTTCAGCTTCTTTCATATCTTTTTTCTTATCGTCTTCTTTTTCTTCAGACTTTTCATCTTCTTTATCATTCTTTTTGTCTAAGTACTTTTTAAGACCAGCAGGCATTTCGCCTTCTTTCACATCTTTTTTCTCATCATCTTTTTTGTCAGCGTATTCTGCTTCTTTCATGTCTTCTTTTTCTTTTTCGTCTTTTTTCTCATCAGCTTCGTAAGCAGCCTGAATATCTTTTTTAGGCTCTTTCTCAGCAGAGAGAGTAGGCATTGCGTCAGCTGGACCTGCACTTTTTTGTTGTGGGTCACCAGTAATGTGATTAACCCCTTGTGCGAAATCTACTTTTGCGTCAGTCGGTGAAGTGATTGCTTTAGTCATCACTTGTTGTACAGTTGCCTGTAACGACTTTGCTGGTTCAGCTGGAGCGGCGTTTTTAGTTGGCAAATTTGCCACAGTATTGTCAGCCATTGTTCTATCTCCTCAATAGTTTTTTAGTTGTTAATTATTGCAATAAATACACCAACCCATTAGGAAAGTGTCAATTACTATTTATAAAATTACAGTCTTTTAAGAAAAGATTCAAACACTTTAGCATTTTTCTCTGCTCTAGCAATTCTCTCTTTACTCTCTGCTTGTAACTTTAATTCTCTAACCTCTGCTTCTTTCAAAATCCCATTATCCCAAACCCACTCTTTGCCTTCCATAATGCCTTCTACGAAAGCGTCTGGAGCGCTAGGGTCTGCAACTATATCAGCTGCGGTTGCAAGGTAAAAATCGTCTTTGACTACATTGGCACCACCTACATTTGCAAGTGTACCCATTCCTCTACTTGAAACTCCAAGTCTTGCACCCTCATCAATTAAACTTTTCACTATTTTTCCATATGGGGTATCGAGTACTCGTGCTTCACCTATAAAATTACTGCCTTCTGGATATAGAGCATTAATCATATGCGAAACTCTTTCTAGGTTAACGGTTGGTCCGTCTGGATGACCTAGTTCACCAAATGCTCTTTTCTTTTCTATGAACTCTCTATTATATCGTAATACTTCTTTTTGTAGTATTTCTTTAGGATAGATTCTTCCATTTCTATTTTTCACATCAGATTGCATGAATACACCTTTAATGGAATAGTTTTTCTTTCCATTGCCAGCTTCTTCAACAATATATTCTGCGTTTGATATTTCTTCGGTAATTAACTTCATTTGTATCTATCTCTAATTTCTCTCTAATATTTATACAAATTGTTATCTGAAAACCACTAAAATTGTATAATTATCACCATTTGCAAAATTCTTTGTAGATAATAAAACATCACCTGTAGGTGTTGTTGCATTGTTTAGAATCTCGTTTCCATCTGCCCTTAGGTCCCAAAAACCTTGACCTGATAAAGAAACTGCGGTAGCATTTGTTGCACCCTCCCAAACTATCTCTACAGCTGATTTTGCGTTTGCTGTATTTACTGACCAAAATATTTTAGATATTTTTCTATTTCCATCAGTAGTCATAAAGGTTGTATTTGAAGCGTCTATTTTTTTAACTAAATTCTCTCCTGTACCATCAGAATAGTTAGTCATTTTAACAGCGTATTTTACGCCTGTTGTGTCTGTTAATACTTGTGTTGATACTGTGTCTGCCATATTATCTCCTAATTTTGTAAATCGTAATAGTCTTTAGATAGTTCTCCGCTTTCTTTAGTTTCACCAGCTTTTCTAGTTCTAATATAAACTTTTTGTATTCTACCACTTGGTGTTTTATAACTTCTAACGCCACCAGCAATTGTTGAATTAGCGCCATCGGTTGAATCTGGATAAGTATCACTAATTGTAGCTGCGTCATCAAATTCCCAGATACCGTCTGAACCTGCATTTGAAACTGTTGAAGATGTATCATTTGCTAAGTATTGCGATTCATTTGCACCTTCTTCTAATTGAGGTCCCCATACTAAAATGCCGTCTGTATCATTACCTACAAAAGATGT